CCTCCAATCCACCACGGTGTCTGGCAACACCACCACCCAAATGGTCCAGTTCACCAACCCCACCAAGGGCTTCGACGTCACCTCGAACATCGAGGTCGGCGACGCCAATCTCTACGTGGACACGACGACGGGGAGGGTGGGGGTGGGGACGAACGCACCCATGGGGACCCTAGACGTTAAGGGCGTCCTCAATCACACCCAGGTCGCAAACGTAGCCCAAATCACCTCAAACTCCAACGTCGTTATGGAGTACAAGTTGTCCACCAGGGACTATGAAACTGAGGAACCCAGGATTGCCCTAACCGCCAACTCTGATAGGGGGTATGTGGCGAGTGCGAGTAGTGTACTTGATACAACTAGACAACCATGGGAAGCATTCAATGGTTTATATGGTGATGATGTTGATGGATGGTTTTCACAATCAGGTTATAGTGGAACAAATTCCGCCTATAATGGTTCTGTGCAATTATCTTCAACTACATCTCTAGGTGAATGGATAAAGTTGGAGCTACCCCACAAACTTACAATGACATATATCAAAATACACGCATCTGGCTCAACGCGCACCGTACACGCACCAGAAGATTTTAAGATGTATGGTTCAAATGACGACATCAACTGGACTGAAGTTCTATCAGAAACTGGTGCTGCTCCGACAATTGCTGGTTCTATATATAATGCAGATACGACAACAACTGCATACAAATATTTTGCTTTAGTTACAACAAGATTGGTGAGTACTACTTCACATTGTGATATTGGAGAACTCGAACTCTACGGCACCCCCTTAACCGCAAACGTGGCCACTGGCACAGACGTAGTCCTCCACACCACCCCTAACGTCCCAAAGACAGACTTCTCCAACGTGTACTACGACGGACAGGACTACACCTCCATGCCCGCCACCGTGGCAGACAAGTCTGGGAACGGGGTCACCGGGACCCCCTCGGGTGGGGTTGGTTTTGATACCACCTACAAAGCCTTCACCTTCGATGGGGTGGATGACAAAATTACGGCGACCCTCACCAACCCCGCAGGTGCTTGGGTCCACTCCACGAGTATGTGGTGGAGACAGGATTCTTCACCTTCGACGGATTGGAATTATATTTATCAGATAGGTGCTATCGCTACGAATGCAGGGGCTCTTTTTGCAATTCATTCTGATGGGTTTATCGCGGCGTCTTCCTATGCCTCGGACCAAGTAAAATATGATTTTGTTCCGGTAATAGGAAAATGGTATCATTTTTCTGTGGTGTATAGAGGTGGAAATTATAACAAACAATCTATAGATATATATGTTAATGGTTCAAATGTGGGTGGATATGATAATGACACCAGTAATATTCCATTAAATTTAGGTGCTAATACAACTTTAACTCTCGGTGCAAAAACTGATGGTACTTCTTTAGTACATGGTTCAATGGCAAACTTCCGTCTCTACAACCAGGCTCTCTCAGCGGATGAGATATGGGAGCTCTACGCCTACCAGAAGGAGTACTTTGGGGTCAGCCCAGACGTGATGACCCTAAAGGCTGGGCGCCTAGGGATCGGGACCTCGGAGCCCAGGGCCGTCCTAGACGTGAGGGGAGATATCAGGGGTGGGTGTCCGGCATTTATGACAGCGTATTCAAAAGTTAATACGACAGTCGCGGGAGGAGGGGCGGGAAATACTATAATATTTGAATCAGTTTTAGTAGATAAAGGTAATGGGTATAACCCATCCACGGGTCATTATACCTTCCCTATAGATGGTTATTATGAAGTTTTACTCAGGGGTATTAACGGGAACGACAGTGGTAGCATTCATATATACATGTATAGAAACGGTTCGGAACAAACTCCAAATAATTATACTAGAGCATACAATGGTGCATCTGGAACCTACAAACCAGTTATAATTCATTATATCGATTATTATACTGCGGGTGAGACTATTCATGCTCAGGTCTTGGGGGGTAATTTCAATCGAAATGCGTATAACTCATTTTCTGTTAAATATTTATCTAGTTAAATATATATGGATCAACATAGAGAAGAACACGTTTTTGAACCAATATTTATAGAAGCACTCCAATCTTTTGGTTCTATACCGAAAGGCTCTACGTACAAGAAAACATGGGAATCTATAGAGTTCCCCGAGGGTTACGAGAAGCCCCAAAAAGAAGAATTTGAGACAAAACACAAAGAACTCCTTAATATTTTATATAATAAAGAGCTCAGGGCCGAGAGGGATCGCCGTCTCGCCACCACAGATTGGGTGACCCTAAAGGCGTACTCCACATCGACCCCAGTCCCAGAGGCTTGGGCCACCTACATGCAGGCTCTAAGGGACCTCCCAGCCACCACTGAGGACCCCAAGGACCCTGAGTGGCCCGCCGTCCCGGCGTGATCCCAATCACCCCCCATTTAATAACAGGTAAATCATTTCTTACCCTATATTAAATGTCAGTGAATCCACCAGAGGGAACGTTGACCATTGAAAATTCGCACCTGGATGTGAAGGGCAACGTCAGCGCGGTGGCCCTAAAGTTGGGGACCCTCCGGTTGACCCCCTCCTACGGTCTAGACGCCGTCGCCAACGTTTCGAACAGCACCACCCACACCCTAGAGCTCAGTAACGCCACCACTGGCCTAGTGACCACCTCCAACGTGGTTGTTGGGGGGGAACTCGCGGTCACTGGGAACGCCACAGTGTCATCCAATCTCACAGTCTCTGGGAACACCACTGTCACGGGTGACCTAAATGTCTCTGGGGCTCTAGGAATACTGGACGCTATATACCCAGTGGGCACAGTTATTGACCGCGCAACTGCGATCACCGATACCCACCTAAACGGTAAGTATAAGGCGTTCCTCTCAGCCCCTAATCAGGAGTGGGAGTTGGTTGATAATGGTCATAACAAGGTTCTTGAAGATTTATCTTCTCCCTGTAATACAACCTCTTTGTACGGACGTGCAACTATTGTTCCAGTGACTGGTGTTGAAACATTATCTCAAACAGAACAGGATGTTACTGGTTCTGTTGTTTCCGGTTATACTCCAGTTAGTGGTACAGACCGAGTTAAATATTCATTTGATTTTATGGCGGCTGATGATGGTCATTCGGCCCCTATTTGGACACATTCAATTTTCTTTCGTATAAATGGCGGTTCGTGGATTGAAGTTGTTAGTTCTAGAAATCAGGGGCATACAATGCGGGTTAGTAAATACCCTGTTACTTGGACTTTTGTTCTTGGTGCAAGTACTGCTGATCACGACGACGGTGTTCTTACTGAAACGAATCCTACATTGGATTTTAAAATTGTTGCTGAAGAGTATGGTTCTACTTACCAAGTTAAACTTCACGAAACTAAACATTGGCAGCAGTCTGGGGCTGATCAATTTTCAATGCCTACTATTTCTATAACTGCTATCGGTACTAAAAGCTTGGAATACAAACGCACAGCTTAGATAGACCGCGATATAAATTAAACAAAAGTGTTGTCTAGTACGATTGGAAGAGACAACGCAAGGCCCACAAGGTGGACAATTTCCCAGCGGTCTGTGGACAGCGCTGATACTGTCATACTTTCCAGACCCAACTTGTAAAAAGTCAGCTTAAAAATAAACTCTCCATATAATATAAAATGTCTGGTGGTATTGCCCAACTCGTTGCTGTCGGAGCCCAGGATGTCCACCTCGTTGGCCAACCAGAGGTCAGCTTTTTCCGATCGACCTACAAGCGTCACACCAACTTTTCCCAAACTGTCGAGCGTCAGGTCATCCAGGGCAACGTCTCGAACAATGGTATGTCCACCGTCCGCTTCGAGCGGAAGGGAGACATGCTTGGCTATGTCTACCTCGTTCCCAACAATGGCTCTGCGACCCAGGCTGTAGCGGATTGGACCACTATGGTCTCCAAGGTGGAGCTCCTCATCGGTGGTCAGGTTGTGGATGAGCAGGATTCCACCTACTCCACCCTCATCGCCCCCACCCTCTCTGCGACCAGTGCGTCCAAGTCTGTCGCGGGTGACCTCTACGGTGGTGCCACCAACGAACGGTTCTACCCCCTCCGTTTCGCCTTCTGTGAGAACTGGCAGACGGCGCTTCCCCTCATTTCGCTCCAGTACCACGATGTTGAGCTCCGCATCACCTGGGGCTCTGCTGCGGCCGACTCTAGCATGAAGTGGGACGTCTACGCCAACTACGCCTACCTTGACACCGATGAGCGCGAAATGTTCGCGTCCCAGCCCCAGAACATGCTCATCACCCAGGTCCAGAAGGCGGTTGCTTCCCAATCTAAGATTCAGGAATTGAATTTCAATCACCCAGTGAAGTACCTGGCGTCCGGGAAGGGTAGCGCCCTCGCCATTCTCAACAACGATAACAAACTCAAGCTCCAAATCAATGGCACAGATGTCGCGGACTACAAGTTCGCGGATCCTAACTTCTCTCACGTACCCCTCTACTATCACACGTCGAACGCCTCCAAGCCAGCGACACTTAAGACACTCTTCGTCTACCCATTCTGCCTCGACACTGGTAAGCTCCAGCCCACTGGCACACTCAACTTCTCCCGCCTCGACTCGGCTCGTATTGTCAACGACACCCAGAGTGTTGGTGATGACATCTACGCCGTAAACTACAACGTTCTCCGCATTGAGAACGGTATGGGTGGTCTTTTATATTCTAACTAATTAATAACTATGATTTGGAATACTTTATTCCTTCTCGCCATCGTTTTTGTATTGACGTATGATCCTAAGTCCAGGACACTCGAAAAAATTGTCGGTCAGCCCCAGGCTACGGAAGACAAGCCTCGAGAACCCACGCATTACGAAGCCGTCCAATTTGCAATAGCTTAAAAAGAAGGACCTATATCAAAAATATGGTCCCCGTTAATCGTGAAACTCTGCTAATCGTTGGAACTATCATTTGTGCCATTGGTGTTCTGTATCTCTTTAATGAGTTGAAGAAGACTAGGGAGGATGTTGAAAATTTCAAAGGATTCTCAGAACAGGTCGTCAAGCATCTCGGTTCTACCACGATTGAACCTGTGGAAGAGGAAGTTGAAGTTAAGGACGATAAATCTGAAGAATAATGATGTACCCTTATTATAACTTGCGAATGCGCAATGAAAAAATACAAGGCTATAGCTATACCAGTAAGCTTTACTGGTGATAAACCAAGATTCCTCACAGTGAGGGATTGGAGATTTAAGGATTGGATTTTTGTGACAGGTGGGTGTAGGAGGAGGGAAATCATTAATCCATTGCGTTGTGCCCTCAGGGAATTGGAGGAGGAGACGAGGGGGGTCGTCTCCCTAAAAAACGGAGAGTATACAGAATTTAAATTTACAGTGAAAGAAAGTCCCACAGTGGACCTTGAATATAATGTTTTCATATTTTTTGTAAATTACACCAGGTCGGAACAGCACACCCATATCAAGAAGTTTTACGAAGAGAAGCAGAAGACAAGCCTCAAAAAGTTAATGAATCAGCCCTACAAGAAGACGCACGATGAAAACGATTACATGAGTTATGACACACTCGAAGAATTTAATTCACGTAAACGTTGGAAACTTATAGTAGATAATGTTTTAAAAAATCCCGAGTTCTATGCCTGTATAACTTCTTTGAATAGAAAAACATTTTCTATAAAATAATGAAGTCTAAGGCTTTCATTTTGATGCAAATTGAGGAATTGCTTACAAAAAACAGGGGTCTATGTGATCAGGAAATTCGGGAGTGGAGGGAGGATAATAAGGAAAAGACGGTATACGAGTTACTTGTAATTAAGAAGGAACTTTCTCAAACACAAGAATATCACGATGTTTCATTTATGAGGTGGTTTAGAGAATAGGGTCTCTACAAAGGTATGTTTAATAGTTGGTGTAATTCACAGGGTTTTACTAACTCAACCAATATATCACATGTGCGCATGGACGGTGGTGTCCTTTCCGTGCCATTTGATAGATTGAATCAGTTCAATGAGAAGTATATAGAGGCTATAAGGTCTGGTGAGAAGTTATTCATCGTAGAACAAAAGAGTCCGAGGTATAATTTTTTCGTTGATATCGATTACAAAGATACTACATCCCTTGATATGGATGAAATCAAGAGTGTATGTAAAATAATTTGTGACAAGGTCAAGAGACATGGTGGGAAGGATTGTCTAATTTCTGTATCACCCCCCAAAAAGGTTGGCTCACTTATCAAGACCGGGGTTCATTTAAATTGGTCAGGATTTGTTGTTGATCAATCATCTGCTGTGGCTCTACGGGAACATATTCTCGTAGCTCTATCTAAAGCGAAGTCGCACCTAGATTGGAACGAAATTATCGATTCATCGGTATATGGAAATATTGAACGTAAAACTGGTGGTAGTGGGTTTCGTATGATTTGGTCTCACAAGATGTCAAAGTGTGATGTGTGTAGAGGTAAGGGGTGTGAAACCTGTAAGGGTCATGGTAAGAATATCCAACTCGCATATCTACCAATTTTCATTTACAGGTCTGGTCCTCTCAGTGGGATACTGCAAGTGAATCAAAAACCAGACTTGGACATATTGAAAATGTCAATCGTTCGAACAGATGAACCCCAAAATGTGAACATATCCTCACCCTCCAATTCGGTGAAGGAACGTAATTTCACTGAGGAAGATGAAAGAGAGGAGGTGTGTGACGGTGAGATATGTTTGTTGATTGAAAAATATATTCGTGATAATATGGAAGGTCAAAAAAATGCATACGTAATCAAGATTTTTAAGAAAAAAGAAACCTACCTGGTTAAAACAAATTCTAGATATTGTGAAAATTTGAGAGGAGAACATAGTTCAAATCATGTGTGGTTTTTAATAAGTGGGACCATCATAGCTCAGAAATGTTTTTGTAATTGTCCAACTATTCGTGGGAGGCGGGATGGTTTCTGTAAAGATTTTTTTGGAAGAAAGCATCTTCTCAGTCCCATGATCATTAGTAGGTTATATCCCAAACCACAAGAGCTTAAGAAATGTCCCGAAATCAAGAAATTTGTTGAAAGTAAAGTCAAAATTGTTGACGTAAAGGTTGATTTACAAAATTATATTCAGAATAATATGAAAACATGTGGCACTATATCAGTTTTAAATGTGAAAAAGGAAAAAACTAATTATTTTATTACAACAAACTCTGGATTTTGTGAAAAGATTGGTGGGGAACATAACAATGAAACGGTGATGTCCTATGTCGTAAAAAAGCGTAAATTCATATCACAGGCGTGTCCTATATGTAAAGATCCTAAAGGCGTCAGGACACATGTTTTGAATGGATCTATTATTAACAATCTTTTCCCTAAAGGTGCTTAAAAGGTTTGGGTATAATTTACATAAATGCCCCAACTTGTAACACGATCAGGAAGAAAAATTAGGAAACCGGATTCATTTAAGCCTACTGAAACCAAATTAGATGACGATTACAATGAAGATGAACATGATTCCGAATTCGATTCTGACATTGATACAGAAGAAGAATATAATTCTGATAGTGACAGTGATGATGACGATGATGATGATGCAGACGAAAATGGCAATCTCAAGGATTTCGTTGTGGATAGTGATAGTGAGGAAGAAGATGCTTAAAAAAATAGACTATTAATATTAAAATGGAAACTGACATTGGAAATCCAATCGATTACAATCCAACTATTGATCCATTAGCTCAGGATAAAGAGGATGACACCTCTAAAATAGATGAACAACAGTATTATTTTCAACCACCTGAAATGAATTATCAACAACCCCTCCAACCCGAGAAAACTGATATTTTTGCAAACGTCGAGAAATCAACTTGGATTATTGCATTCGCCGTTTTTCTATTGGGTTTTTTCATGGGCAAGACAATGCAACCTGTCATTCTCCGTTACACGTAGATATATTTTTCACATACAAATATATTCTTTTTTAAATTGTATTCCAATTTAAAAAACAATTAAGTTTTACATTTTTAGATTTTTTATTTATTGGGAGGATTCTTCCTCAACAGTTTCCATCATCGTCGCCGCGGCTTCTCGCACCTTCTTACGTTCCTCAATCTCGGCGGCAACAATTTCGTCAGCCTCCTTTACGAGATCCTCCATGGGAGCGTCGGGTTTTTCCTTTTGGAGGCGCTCTAGGACCTCAGCGGGGTGTGAAACTGGTGCTTCATCTGGTTTATTGTAAAACTTGGAGTTCTCATCACCAGGTGCAAAGGCTGCGCCATTCTTCGTTTCAATCATACCCTGCTTGCGCTCGTTAAACATCCGCGCAGCTTGGGACTGGTTCTCTCTGTATCCTGTCATAAGCTCGTCAAGCTTTTCATTAGCGTAATGAACATCATCAATCTTATCTGAATCCGGTGGAATCAAAAGCCATTTATACATGTCCACAACGTAAATGTCAAAAGTTGCATCTTCCTTTTGAAGGCGCTGAGCATGCCTAGCCGCCTCGTCGCGGGTAGAAAAGGCACCTCTAATCTTAATTCCAAACTTGTCAGCCTTTTGGGGTGCATCTGGTCCAACAATGGAAAGGCATGCGAAAACTTGTCCAGGGACGGTGGTATAATCTTGTTCGAGAGACATTATATCTTTATAATGCCCCAAAACTTTAAGCTTACTTAAAAGAAGGTAAGTATTATTATATATATGCCCCCATTTTGGAATACACAACCAGTCCCCAAAGATGGAACCGAACCTGGGGAAATTGATAAGGGTAGAGAATGTAATTCGAAACCACTCTCACTCCCGGATGGTTTAATGTGGTCTCAAAGCACTCTAGACGAAGTTTGTTTATTCTTATCGAACTATTATGTTTCAAACGATACTTTCAAATTAGTTTACGAAAAAAATACTTTAAAGTGGGCCATACAAGATCACATTGCTATTCGTAGAATAGATACTAGTGAACTTATGGGATATATTTCAAGTGCACCCCTCGACGTGAGGGTTGAGGGAGATGTAAAAAAGATGGTTCAGATCAACTTTTTATGTATTCACCCATCTCAGAGATCTACGGGTCTCGCACAACTCCTAATAAGTGAAATCAAAAGACTCGCAAATAATAAGGGAATATGGCAGGCGGTGGCGACGGCGGTGGCCAGGGTACCTACCCCTATCACAAAGGCACACTATTGGCATAGATTCTTGGACGTTAAGAAGCTCATAAATTTGGGGTTCCATGAAACAAATCGCCCCAGGGAAACATACTACGAAGTTCGGGGCCCGTGTAAATATTCGTGGAGAAAGATGACCTCCAAAGATGTCCCCAGGGTGACCCACATTCTCAAAGAATACACTAAAGATTTCAAAATCGCCCCAGTCATAACAAAAGACTACGTCAAACGTTGGGTTCTACCAACCCACGCCTACGTGAACGATGAGAGTGATACATTCATATCCCTCTATAACATTCCATATGAACGCACTGATGGAGAGGGTATGGTAAACCAGGCCTACCGGTTCTACCTAGTTGGTGATGTATACAACGATGCCTTTCTCATCGCAAAAAATCTGGGGTATGACGTGTTTAATACTTTAGATGTGGGGGTAGATACGGTGGGGTTAGAAAAAAATAAATTTATGAAGGGATCTGGTCACATATTTTACTATCTATTCAATTGGAACTTAAGTGACATAATTTCAAATGAAAAAATTCATCTAATTCTTCCTTAAAGAGTATCCTACATTTTCGAATATGGAAGAGATTCGTCGGAACCACAATGATGCCAAGAAGTCCCTTATACAGTCCGTGGCGAAAGAGGGGCAGAGTATACTGGATGTGGGGTGTGGTTTTGGTGGTGATCTTCAAAAGTGGCACAAATGTGGGGTCAATATAAACATGTGTGACCCAGAGCCATCTGCTTTAGTGGAGGCTAGGTCGCGTGCGAAAAATATGCACATACGAGTGAATTTTTATGAGGGTGACATACATAATTGTCCGAATAGAAAGTATGACATCCTTTGTTATAATTTTTCCCTCCACTATATTTTTAAATCGAAATCATATTTTTTCAGTTCAATTCGGGAAATAAAGAAACGATTAAAACCAGGGGGTAAACTCATAGGTATTATACCCGATTCTGAAAAAATTATGTTCAGAATACCATACAGAGACGATATGGGAAATTATTTTTTGATGAGTAAGCATTGTGGTGGTGGTTACGGCGAGAAGATGATGGTGCACCTGACGGACACGCCATATTATAGGGATGGACCAAAACCCGAACCAGTCTGTTATAGGGATATATTGATAACAGAATTAGAAGAGATGGGTATAAAATTACAACTTTGGGAGGGTCTCACAGGAAATCCAATCTCAGAGTTGTATAGTAAATTTATATTTGTATATAATAGATGATAGTATTTATCGTGTTGATACTCGTCAACCTCGTGATACTCCAGAAGACACGTGAACCGGATGACTTTGTAGAGGTCAAGGAGAGATATCGTATTTTAAGGGAACATTTGAAAGAAACTGGGAATGAAAAGTTTAGTATACTCGTAAAACCAATCCCGATAACTGGACTGAAGAGGATGACTGACAATGTAGGCTACAATACAAATAAGGGTGGAGAGATTGCGGTGTGTTTAGATGGTGATGTGAATCATATATTTCACGTGCTTATTCACGAGTTGGCCCATTCGACAGTTGAAGAGTACTCACATTCCCCCCAGTTTTGGGAAAATTTTGCAGAACTTCGGGACATTTGCGAACACCTGGGTATTTACAGGAAGATTGCTGACAAGACGAAATTTTGTGGTCAACATATTCAGGATAAATAATATTGAGGTATACTAAATGAAAACACCTGTTAGTGTTCTACTGACAGCGATACTATATTGGTTAGGTATTTTTGCAGTCTTTATGATACCACAATTTTCACGAAACTACGAGTTCAACTTAATTTGGTTGACTGTTGTTATACCAAACGTTTTGCGTTTAATTGTGAATAGAATCCCACGTCTCGCAGTGGATCGCATTTTCTTTTTCGCAAGCACGATAATTTCTTTGATTGCCACCTATTTCATAAATAGGATTTGGAATGCATCCAAACAATCTGTCAAGAATCCAGATACTGACGCGAGGGGAAAAAGAATTTTAGTCTTTCTCCTCATGTCAACGTTCGCGGGTGGTGCACTTGTCACCTACTTTGCGGGCATCGATAATTCAATTTACAGTAATTTAGGATGGGAACGTTAAGGTTTAACAATGTAATCCTTGATAAAGTAAAAGACAACCGCCGCAACGGCTCCTGTTGAGGCAAGACCAACAAAACTCCTACCCCCTTGTTCGTTAAGGAACTTGGGGATAGAAGTCGCAAGTTTATCTTGAACGGGTTTGCTGACAGCCAGGGCGGCACAAGCAGCGACAACTAGGGCTGTAAGCTGATCATCGGTGAGATTTAAGGGATTCTTACTGGATGGTTTTTCCTCCTGAACGGTGGGGGTGGGGTAAGCACCCTGTGGCTGGGGAGCGGTCATACCAGGCATGACACCCTGGATTCGGGGCTCTTCGGTCATCATTGGGGGCTCTAACATAATATCGTTGATTGGGGTAGAATCCATAGTCTCTTTATTTTGGTGTATATTTTTTTCTGGTTCGATATACCCACGATTTTCTACAAATGTGGTGGATTGATTGTTTATCGGAACCATTCCTTCACCGTTGTCGGAGAGATTCATCGTATTTACGGAAGGGGAAGCCATATATTATACAAAATTATTTTCGTTTTGTTATAGTTAATGCAGTTTTTTTCGTCGCCTTCTTAGCATCAGCTTCTTTTTGTTCAAGGTGCTTGGGGTTATACATCTTCTTGTGAAGTCTCCACAGTTCGGGTCCTCCAACTCTAAAGTTTTTCCTGAGAGAAGCTTTGTACCAAAATACACAATCTTGTATCTTATTAGATTTCACTGTATTATCTAATACGAGACATTCGTAGTTTTCGGTGCATGCATCCATAACCTTACAGAACATATCGAATGAGGGAAATATTCCAAAGAATGACTTG